AAGGCTAAACACATAGCCAACCGGCGCAGAGTAGGCTGCCATGGCCGATATACTTGTTACGCGAATGACGCGGTTATTTAGTTCGTCTACCCAGTTAGTTCCGTTATCTGAAACCGGGTCGTTATCAGACTGAGAAACTAATGCTTTGTATACATTACCATCAGAACCTTTAGCCAAGCCCCCGACGGGATAAGTCGTAACATCATCCCAAACTGCAATACCTTGCTCGTTGATATGAGCAAGACCTTCTGTTACTTGTTTCTGAATGAAGTTAAAATATTCAAACGGAGGAACCTCTGCTTGCCAACCAGCGTTAAACTTACCCGCCGTAACTGTATCAGGGTCTACGACATTACCGCCTGGAGCAGTACCGGCCCATACTCTTGTCAAATTCGGTTTATCAGTCATGTATCACCTGTTAAAATATAAGTTGACCGAACTTTCCACCTAGTTCGGTATTGGTTACAGAGCCAAAACCTAATGACCCCGGTATGGTTTTAAAGCTGAAGAAATCATTACTATCAAATTCAGTTATATAAGAGGCTGAAACCCCTGCTGTCTTAGGGACTATATCAGTTTGTGATATTATAGACTTCTCATTAAGGCTTAATCTCCTTCCTATACTTATTTCATAAGAAGCTTCTATCCCTTCCACTATAAGTATAAGAGGTGAATCAAATAGGAAACTTAATTGGGATATTATTTCCTCAGGGGTAGATGATGTTGAGTTTCTTAATATTCTAGCTTTAATGAATACCCTATACTCATCATCGGTAAGTAACCGTATACCCTGAGTCGCTTCACCTAATATTCTAAATCGACCACCTATGCCAACATCAGAAAGGGTTCCAAACGACTGTGCTATAGGATTGTCAGCAAAGCCAAAGTAATCAAATATCTCCGCGTCTATGAACTCACGGGTTTGCCCTACTATAGAACCAAGTATATCAAGGTTAACCCCCGTAGCTGTTTCTATCCACCTTTTTTCTAACAGGTCTTTGAAAACAGATTCTAAAGTATCCGCTTCATATAACAGGGCTTTTATATACCCTATTAACTTTATTGAATCTCGGTATTGCGTAGCTAATCTAGACTCAGCCAGAGTCTTATGATTTATAGTTTGTGAAATCAAGAGACCACCGTTATATTAGCTATTTGAAAGTCTGCTATTTCATCAACTGCTATCGCTATATTAGCAGTACCTGATGCGGGGGAAGATATACTAATCTGCAAATCATCTATTTCATGGCCTGCTACGCTATTTATAGGAGTATAAAGCCTAGTGTAAATAACATCATCAGCAAGACCAAATGATCTGTTGTCTACTAGATCCCTATTAGCATAATCAACAATAGCCTGCTTTATAAGATCATCACCGTTAGCAGGGTATTCAGCGAAAGTAGTTAATGTGACTTCAACGTATATGGTGACAGCGGTAGGTCTGGAAAAAGATATGTCATGTGAAACACCTTGACTGTCTATAATCTGTTCCGTTATATCACCGAAAGCCTGTATACCTGCGGGCTTCTTTAACCAGATAATATCAGCTACGTCTATATCTGCACCACCTGATACTACTACCTGAAAGGAGTGAGCCGGTAAACCGTTGGCATCTACTGCGTCGGTATCGTTTTCCAGTACCAATGCTTGAGTTACGTTATCTATATTTTCTACCGCTGATTGTATACCGTCTATAATGGCTTGAGCGTCCCTTGCTACAGAACGCTGACGCCTAGCCCGTAAATCAGGGTCGGACTCTTCATTAGTCCCCTCAATAGCGTCAGAGATATTGTCAACCGTACCCCATCCTGTAACCGGGCTATCTATCTCTGTTATCGTACCGGCTAACATGGTTATAGGGCCAAACTCTAAAGCCGTGGCCTGGACAATAGCATTACCTGTTCCATCTATAGTTACTGAGACATCTGTACTAAGCTCATCCCCTGTATCTGATGTACTTATCAAACTGCCCTCTGGGATAACAGTACCTGAGTCACCTGTTAAAGTTAACTCTACATGACTACGAGTAGCGGCTAACCGTGTTATACCGTTAAGCTGTACCAAGTTAGAAAGAGTAGTACCAGCAGCCGCCTTCGGGTTGAAAGCGTTATAGGCTTCCTCAGCTATTTCCCAAAGGTTAGCGTTAGACTCAGAAATAACACCGTTAATCTGACCATCAGGGGATTCAGGTGATACATTAAAGTTCTCACCGAATATACTTTTTACTTCAGAGTTGAGTTCATCAAGAAGCTGGTTAAGCCTCTTTCTATTAAAACCCGTTGATGATACACCATAATCAGGCATTGATAGTCACCTTATCGTTGTCTATGGAACCATATATAGTTTCCGCTGAGAAGGACACTGTTAACCTCCTAGTTGAACCACCTTCATAGTCCATAGAAAAACCCGTTAGCCGTTTCACCCCTGGAGTCCTCAAAATTTTACTTTTGAATATAGACTCTATATTGGCTAAGTTTGCAGGTTTTGTAAATATCTCTTGAAAATAAGGTACACCCGTTTCGGTGTCTAAGAACCATTCTTCAAGGTAAAACAGCAATCGACTTCTTACGTGTTGTACGACTTCCGCCCCTTCTTCAACTGTTTTCAATTGGCCGGATTGTATTATCAAATCATTGTTGGGATCTAGTGCCCTGCTTATCATAAAGGAGTACCTGTATTCTGCTCAGTATCGCCACCGCTATCAGTAGCTTGAGTATGAGTGTGAGTGCTACCTATGTTGGTGCCATTATTGGTCATTGTACCTGTAACCTCTAGACCCCCTTTAAGCGACGCTATACCGCCACCGCCACCACCTTGAGTTAGGGTACCACTTATAACCACATTACCGTTCAAGTTAATTGTGGGGGCTGTAACGGTCGCTGAACTGGTTGCTGTTACCTCTGCCGTGCCTGTAGCAGTGGCGGACAGGTTAACGCACTCCAGGGTCATGTTACCGCCAGCTATGGCGTCTATATTGGCAATAGCATCAGCTTTAATATTAGATTGGGAAGTGGCACTTATATCGCCATCAGCCGTTACAGAAACACTAGAGTCCTCGTTAATAGATATAACCGCTGTACCGTCATCCTTCTTTAACTGAGTATTACTAGCGTCATAATTAGGTACTTTGTTAGGTAGTGATGATAAACCTACGAAAGCAGTGGCATCTGACAAACTATGGAACCGCCTTGAGTTAGGATCTCTAACCCCTCCAAACTTATGCCAACTATCTATCGCACGTTCCGCAAATACTACAAGGCACTCGTCACCCTTTTTAACAGGGAAGGTAAGTGAAAACCCCCCGCCCCTTGGAAACTGTACTGGTACATTGATAAGTATAGGTAGATCAGAAGGTGCCAGTATTTCATCAGTACCTTCGCGGGTTATAAAAACCCTACGGACAGCCGGTTGTACTGAAGCGGTTTGCTTAGTAGCGTCAAAGCTCTGCACTATACCCGGCATAGAAGTATGAAGTTCTTTCAGCCGGTTATTAACCCCCTGTTTAATGTTATCAGCTAGGGTTGATAATGCGGGGTTTTTACTAGACATTTATAATCCTACCTTTGACAGAAGATAACCAATCCCCATCCCTGGAGTCACCTTTAAAGTTCACCTCTTGTATCTTATAAACCCCTTCGCCGTTTGTCCTTTTTAAATTCCTGAAAAACAGATTACCAATGGCTACCTCGGCATTCACAGACTCTACTTTAAAAGCCCGGTTAGGTAGCATACGGGGATTCAACAAAGTGGTGACGTCAACACCTATTTCTGTAATAGTAGGGGAACCGATCATACCAGTAGCCGCGCTAACCAAAACAGCCTCGTCACCTTGTAAGGGTTCTTCGTCAGGAGTAATAATTATCTCACCGTCTTGTATGCTCCAGCTAAACCCATACTCATCAGCGAAAGTATCCATTATGTCCTTAGAAGAACCTGACAGGGTTTGCCCCCCTATCTTATCAGCTACTTCTGGTAAACCTTCAAGGCTACCTATATTTATATCTGAGAAGGTTTTAAGGACTTCTTCAATAGCTGAGCTAACACTGAGCTTCTCGCTAAAGGTTTTGTTGAAGGTGGCGTTTTGCCAAGACTGTTCACCGTCACCTGAATATATAGTTAGTACCCGGTCACGACCATTCTTACTTTGGAATACGTTACGAACTTCCCCTTTAAACAATAACCGCAAGTCACCTTCGTACCCGGCGTTCAAAACTATTCTGGTATATTTTTCTTCTAAAGCAGAAAGGGTGTCCTGATTAGGGTTATACAAGGTTATACGAGCTATATTTGGAAAGGACAATATGCTTTTCGTTATTTCAAAACTAACCCGTAATTGAGTTATAGTACGGGCTTCACCGTCGGGGGGTATTATGGTTAACTCGTATACTCTTTTATACTGACGCGCCATTACCTATTTCCTCCTGGGTCAGTATAAATAGCTTAGAGGATGTCCCTAGTCCGGTCTTATTAGGGTCCCTATTACTATGTTCAAGGTTAACGACATAACCCTTCCCAATATCAAGATTGTGCTGTTCAAATATATCAACCCCTGGAAGTAAGGGTACACCAGATATCAAATGATTTGTGCCAATGGAAAACCCTATACTCCATATACCAGTTCTAGAGTTAAGTGTTACCCGGACATCATGTTTAGTTTCGTTTATAACAACGGTGAAAAGCTGCTCTGGGTTTGAGTTTAATGGTATTTCGATCATCCGAACACCCAATCAATAACCGATTTAAGTACAGAAGTTTCCGTGGCATTACTAGGGTCAACCGTTTCCTTTCTACCCTTTTTATCAGCCGGGGAACCCTGCTCTTGTGCCGACCCTTGCTGTAGCTGTTCTTCTGATAACTGAACTATCTCAGACTCAGTTATAATAACTTGTTGCAGGTCTATTGACATTCTAACAATACGGGAAGTGTTTTTGTCTTGCTGAACGCCAACATTTGTTATGATCATATCGGTATACAGCCTTAGTTTAGTCTGTATTTCAATTGGTTCGCGTTCTTCTTGTAATTGTATAACGGCGTTATAGGCTGCATTACTACGAGTTATGTTCTCGCTAGTAGAGGTTCCGAATAAACCAGTTACCAAATCAACTATCTGACCAAGTGCGGCAACACCTAATGGAGTGTCAGAAACCTCAGCGAGTATATTAATCTGCTTAGGTTGCACAACAGCATTGTCCGTTATCTCAGCACCAAACTCTACCGGGTTATTGGTTAAGCTAACTTCGTTAACATGGCTCT